AGTCCAACCTGTGCGCCTATGTTCAAAACAATCCTTAAACTCGCTCTTTTCCTCTTATGCGGCTTTATGGTCATACTTAGTCTGCGGCAAGCCAACGTTGACGCTGCTGCGGGATGGGTAATAGCTACGGGCCTGTCATTCATGATTTTACTTAAACAATTAGGATTCGATTAAAAAATTATTTGGATATATGGTCAACTCTCCATATATTTAATGCCCAACATTTTTCCCAATCACCTAATAAAAGTTAAAACCATGTTGACGACGCTTAAGCCTTGGCAAAATCGTGCAATCGTTGAATGTATCGAAGAATCAAAATGCGACGATAAGACGCTGATCGGTCGCATTACTTCTGAGGCAAAGATTGACGAAACAACTGCTCAAAACTACCTGAATTCTTACCGTGAAAACCCAAACGAAGGCGCAATAGGCGTAATCGTAAAAGCCGTACACAAAGAACAATTAGATGAACTGGTTTCTGAACAAAAAAAGGCTGGTATAGCTATGAGAGGCAAAGATGCTCAACCCCCCACTATCCCAACCGTGACCGGCAGGCTTATTACGCCAAAAGCCAAGGAACAAAAAGAATCAGAAGTACCAAATGAAACCAAGAAAGAACCCGCTGACGGGTCAGGTAAGATCGCACAGATACTAAAACTGCATGACGAAGGAAAGACTCACAAAGAAATTATTGAAAGGGGTTTCAATAAATCGACAGTGTACCGTCAGATTGGAGAGTATAAGAAACGAAAATCAGTTTTGTAATGGTAAGCATCGTTTGTGTTTTAGCCCGGCAGTGATGTCGGGCTTTTTTATAACCAAATAAGTAAGAATGAAACGTTATTTATTGACGAAATCTTATGTAGACGCGTGGGCTAAAGCCTACGTGCAAGCCAGGAAAGAAGCAAATGCGCACAAAGCTGGCGTTAGGATAGTTAGTAAGGACAAAAAGTTAGATGATCGGCTGAATGTATTGAAGAAATAACTAAATTTATGATAGTATGAGACCATCAAATTTTAACGCTGAAGAACTTTGTGAAGCTTTGCAGGGAACATGCACTCAAATCTCTGAGCACCTACCAGAAGGAATGGAAGAAGATGATTTGACGGCAGATGATCATCAAGTTATCGATAATCGAATTTTTCTTTGTGCTCAATGTGGTTGGTGGTGTGAAGAATGTGAAGAGCATGAAGAAGATGGAGAACAGATTTGCGATGATTGTTTTGAGTCGACGAAGTAATTTTTAACACAATGATAAAACTACAAGCAATTGGGCATCTTGGAAAAGATGCTACCATGAATCAGGTAAACGGGAAAAACGTAATCAACTTTAGCGTCGCTCATTCTGAGTCGTATAAGGATGCTAAAGGAGAAAAACACGATAAGACGATATGGATTGAATGCGCACACTGGACGGATAAAACAGGAGTTTTACCTTACCTTAAAAAAGGAACTCAAGTGTTTGTGGAGGGATCTCCTGAAGTGCGTACATATTCGAAAGCAGATGGAAGTATGGGTGTTTCTCTCTCGTTGCGTGTCGGCATGATTCAATTGCTTGGATCATCGAATGGAAAAGAGGATGCAGTAAGCAATGAAACACAAAAAGAAGAAAAACCGGCAGAGAAGGCAAAAGTATTGACAAAAGAAGAAGCGGCGTCTGCAAATGCGGCTGTTGACGAATTGCCGTTCTAAGAGCTTTGGTAGTACAAAGTGTACTAATGTGGTTGTACATAACCTCTCTATTCTTGGAGAGGTTTTTTTAAAACGACTAAAAATTATTTTGATGGAAAATTCAAAAAGAATTCATGATTCGACTAAAGTCGAGATGGGAGAAGTTCGTCAAGTTTTAAGACCAACAATCGAAGTTCTTTGTGATGAAATAAAAAGACTAACAGAAGAAAATAAGAATCTTCGACTTCAGGTTAAAGAGTTAAAAGAATGGCATGATTCACATATCTGATGTTCATTTTGTTTCTGACGGAACACTACAAGGGAAATTGGTTCCACAGGATCCTCTTTTATATATCAAGTTTCGTCCTTTCGATCATTGGTATTTTTGGACAGATCACGGCAAAATAAAAGAGAAGAATTTTTCGAATCGTTTAAAGAAGAGATATGAAAAAAGTAAGGCTAATAGTCCAAAGTGGTGAATTTGTTGCCGAAGTAATGATTCCGGAATTTCTTCCAACTCAAGAACCAGATTGTATTATTTGGGGCTCTAGGTTCTTTTTCTTAAAAGGAAATCCTGAAGAATATATTGAAGGGTTTGCTATCGCAGCAGTTATTCAGCATGAAGAAAATGTAATTGGCGATGCAAAGAATCTTCCAAGTAAAGGGAATGACGCCTTGCTTTTCGGATTACCAAAAACACTCGACGAAGCAAGTGACGATTATCTTACCTTTTTCAGTAAGGCGAAAGATTTCGATACAGCAATGTCAATGAAAGAGGAAGAGTTTGTTGGTTGGTGTCACCACGTAAGCGGCCAATATCTTCGAAATACTTATTTCCTTTGGTGGTATAGAAATCATGGTTGTTCGGAATGGCCTGAATCTAAACCAGAATTAGTTCAATACTTTAATGATCTTGGCATTACTCATGCTGATGATATGTCTAGCATGATCTTAAAAACAGCTTGGAGAAAGTACCATAAAGTCCCTATCTTTGAACATGAGCAAGTTGTTCAACACAAGAATTTTTGGAAGAAACAAGGATTTTCAGACGGCGTTTTCAAGCCTGCGAGATAAAGATGGTTAATAGCCAAACATGCATAGAAAGGTTTAGTAATCGTCCCGGCATTTTTATGCCGGGTTTTTTTAAGTTCAAAAAATATCATATTCTGATATTAATAGCACTTTAATTATTTCTTAAATTAATTTTCTTTGAATTTCGTTTACGTCTTTTTATATTTGTCCCATGAGTGAAGAAAAAAACCTAATTCTTTCTAACAAAGATGCATTTGGGATGTGGAAGAAATTCTTCGAGACTCCTGCTGCATTATTCGAAAGAGTTTTAGATTACATACAAGAATGCCAGCATAATCCTCTTTACATCGCTGAGCAGGCAAAGAAGATTGGGAAAGAAATTGTAATACCGGCAACCGGTCCCGGAGAAGCGGATACAGTAGTGCAGCCTGACCCATTGATTGAAATGCCAAGGAAGAGAGCTCCGACATGGCAGGGATTAGCGTTATTCTGCGGAACATCGAGTCAATACTTTAATCAATTTCGAACGAAGCTTAAGAAGGGAGATATAAAAGACCCGGACGGGAATTGGCAGAATACAATGGACGTTATCGAAGATATAATTTTCACTTGCAATTACGAGATGGCTGCTGCCGGGTTGCTCCACCCTATGCTAACTGCGAGGTATCTTCGAATCTCAGACAAGATTGAAACAACACCTCCTAAAGACGAAAAGACGAAAGAAATATTCAAGATTGGAGATATGGAATTAGAATGGGATTAAAATGCCTACACTAACGGAAAGGAATGTGTTATTCGACCCGTCTCCAAAACAAATGGAATTCTTAGATGCGGTATTCTCAAATAAATATCGTGTCATTTTATTCGGCGGCGCTATCCGCGGCGGAAAAACATACGCTGGACTTGGTGCCTTACTCTTACTCTGTAAAGTTTTTCCGAATTCAGTATGGGCAGTGGTTCGGGATAGCTTACCTACGCTTAAACGCAATACAATACCGGCTTTTCTCAAAATTTGCCCGCGTATCTTTATTAAATCCTACAACCAAGAACAACAACTTGTCACTTTTAAGAATGGTTCAAAAATATTATTCTTTCCAGAGAACTATGACGATGACAAAGAGCTTAACAGGTGGAAAGGATTAGAAGTTTCTGGATTCTTATTAGAAGAAGTAAATGAGCTACAAGAAGTTTCTTTCTTTAAAGCAATCGAAAGATCTGGTTCATACATACCACCTTCTGGGATAAAGAAGCCTAAGCCGCTGATCATGATGACTTGCAACCCGGCAAGTAATTGGGTCAAAAGATTGATTTACGATAAGTATATGGGTTATCCGGATGAGCATGGCAAAGCTCAGCAATTGCCGGATAGCTGGCTTTATATACCTTCGAAAATGACGGACAACCCCTATGTAATGTCGGACTTAGATTATGTAGAATCATTAAAGTCTCTGCCTCAGTATCAATATAAAGTATTTGTCGAAGGAGATTGGGATACTCAATTGAAAGTTGGAGGAGAATACTTTAAGTGCTTTGAATTAGATAAGCATGTCGTAAAAAATGAATTTACTGCCGATGGCGTAAATGGATTATACGATCCGAATCTTCCTCTTCATATTTCTTGGGACGATAACGTTAACCCTTATTTGCCATGTGGTATATTTCAGATCCATAAGACTCCGGTTATGGATGG